GCTACCACTGGCAGAGCTGAACATGGTACTCGCTCTATCAACCCGCAAGATGCGCCTTTCTGCGGTGATTACTATGCCAACATCACAGAACAAGATGTAAAAAGCAATTGCGATTTAACATCTTTTCTGGAGTACAGTTTTGAGGTCAATGAACAAGCGCATGACCTTTACTTCTGGGGAGTCAAGAAATGAAAAAGACACCTAAAGCCAAACGTGGTCTGTACTACAACATCAACCGTAGGCGCAAGCTAGGTCTGCCTGCGAAAAAGCCTGGGCAGGCTGGCTATCCCACTGCCGAGGCTTTCCGCAAGTCTGCGCGTACTGCTAAGAAGCGTTAGGCAACAAGCCGCCTTCAAACAAGTAGCTCCCGAAATGCCCCAGGTTCACCCAGGGTGCAGCGTAAATCTTGTAGCCAGCCTCTCTTGCTTTCCAGCAGAAGTAGTAATCTTCTGACAAAAGTCTCTCAATTCCTGGCTCTATAGCGCAGGCAAAGTATTCTGTGATTCTGTCTACGGGCTGGCCTGACAGAACCTTTACATCATTGACGTAGGACGGCAGGCGTTCTTTCATCTGCACCAGCACATCCTTCTTAATCATCATGAAGCCTGTGCCACCATTCCAGATTTCCAGAGGCTCATGAGCAGGCACTGTGACCTGTCCCTCGTATCCCACTAGGTTGACCACCATAGAGCCTGTCTTGTTCTTGAGCTGATCTACAGGCACACCCTCTTTGACCGCTTGCTCAACTGTGTGCCAGTTGATTTCCTTTTTAGGGTAGATGCCACAGATGATGTCCTTGTCTGCCCTGAGCATGTGAACGATGTCGTAAGGATTGAACTTGATGTCTGCGTCCACAAACATCAGGTGCGTAGCTGCCTCGTTCTGCATGAATTGGTGGGCCAGCAGGTTTCTGCCACGCTGGATGAGGCTCTCGTTAAACAAGAAGCTCACAGACAGGTCGATGTTGTTGTCGGTAAGAATCTTGGTGAGAGTCACCATTGATTGCGTGAAGAACCCTGTGCACATGCCGCCATACATAGGGCATGCCAAGAAGACATGCGGTTTCTTTTCTTCTGTCATTGCTTACTCCAAGTTAGGTTGGTGGTGGAAGCCAGTACCGCTGTCCACCGGCAGCGTCCTAACTCCCCTCATTGCGAGGGTGCATCTACTGGCTGACTAAATTGAGTCATTGCGTCTTCGTATCCAGAGGTGTAGGCAATGTTCCATATCTCTTGTAGGCTCATGTTGACAAGCCTCTGGCTGTATTCAACAGCGTTCTTGCCCTTTTCCAGGGATTTCTGTGATGGTTGGATTTGAACTGGTTGAGTCATGAAATGTCCTCTATTCGTAGAACGTACTTGTTTGTCTTTGCTGACTTGCGCCAGCCGTGAACTTCAATTCTGATACCTGCTTCTCTGACGAGAGCAAGTGTGTCAGAAGCCATAATTTTCTTTATCCTGTCTGCCACGGCAGATGCTGTGACCTGCACAGCCAGGACTTCCCCCTTGCGTATAGCAAGGATGTCACACCACCCCCACAGGTCTTTCCTCTGCTTCGTAAAGCTGTTCCATTTCTCTACGATTTCGCAGTGGTAGCCCTGCTCACGCAGGTAGGCTAGAGAACGCTGTGTAGGTGATGTCTTTGTTGCCATCAATAGCAGTTGGTGGAACAGTTCCCGAAATAGCAACATGTGGTGCATGTCACCATCCGACCACCAGATGTGATGGTGTGCGTAGAACAAGATGCCCAAGCACCCGTAGTGACAAGAGCGATGCTAATTGCTGCAAGAAACTTCTTCATGGTTAACTCCTGTGTGTAATACTAAAGTACTAGAAAGGGATATCTTCGTCCCTGGCTTTGCGTGCAAAGTCATTGTCTCTGCGCTGGTAGCCAGACCTCACCTCTCTGGGTGTTTCTTTCTGCTTTCGTGCCCAGTTGTCTTCTGACAGGGATAGCAGGTAGTATCCCCTGCCAGTTTCCTTCTGCCAAGCAGACAGTTGAACCTTGTCACCGGCTTTGTAGTCCATCTCCAGAACTATGAAGCCTTTGTAGTCTGGGCCTTTCTCACTCTTTCGTTTGTGAGTTTCCTCCCAGAACATCACGCCTTTTCCCGGTCGTTCCACATGTGTAGCCATCATCTTCCTTTCATGGTGTGAGGTGGTATCTTGCGAAAGTTGACCCACCCTGACTAACATCTTCTGTAAAGATTTTGTATCCCTGTCTTCGAAGCACTTGGATATGTGCCGCAAGCCTTGTGTCCCTGTAGAGTTCATAAGACTGCTTCTGAGTAAGAGAGCCTATCTCCATCAAGTGCTTGAGAATTCTGGATCGCTTTGTAGCGAATCCATTTCCGACAGGGATGCTGACGGCTTTGGGCTTACATGCCCTCCAGCCTTGACAATCTCTCCCTTGAGCTTGACCCTGTGGAAGCTGTCAAAAGCCTCTACAACGGCTTTATTTGCCTGTTCCAGCCCTTTATATTTGTCAACCTTCTGCTCCTCTGTAACCTTGCCAGAGGCGGCTATACGGGCGATAAGAGCAGCGTAGCCAGCAATCCACTCATCTTCTGTGTAGTAGCTGCTGTGCGGCTTGTCACTGCCTGGAACCCAGAGCTTGAAAGCCCCGTCAGGCTTTTCCTCAACGATTTCCTCTACGTCCACACGCTCTGCCACGCCCATATCTACAGGCTTGGATTGCTTGGGAGGCTCGAAATCCTGCACCTCTTCTGGCGTATACACACCGACTACACAGCCTGGGTACACAGAGCGGATGCCCTCTGACAGGCATCTGGCACGAAGCATGGCCCGAGGGTAGTTGCGCCAGTTGTCTTTGTTGGCAATGCCTATGCTCTTTGCCTGTGCTAGTGTCCAAGTAACTTCCAGGCTACCGCCTTGAGGGTGAGAGAACACGCCTGTCACCTCGTCATTTGTGTAGACCTTCCAGTTCACAGAGCCGCCAGCAGCCTGGAAACGGGCAAGCATGGCATCTGCTTTCAGGGCAGGACGGCCTTGAATGACATGGTAGTCACGCATGGCTACGGCAGGGTGCATGTTCTCTGCTTGGCACAGGAGCATGATTGACATAGCTTCTTCTGGTGTTTTGAACCCGAACAGCTTTGACTGTGCTGCTACTTTGCCCATGTTCTCTATGTCTGAGAAGGGTACGATGTTGCTCATTTTTCACTCCTTACTTTCAACATTGAATCAGCGTAGGCATATGCTTGTTCAGATACAAAGTCACCAAGGCTTTGACCTGCCTTCAAATGACGACTGCTCTCAGTCCATAGGCCGATCAATCCGCTCAATGCCTTTGCTGCAAAGTAATCGCGCAGAGTCATGCCGCACCATTCATGGTCGTGATTGATGACAACTTCGGGATTTACTGGGAAAGCTGGTTTCATTTTGTCTATGCTCATTTTTTTGCTCCCTTTTTAACCCCAGGCTTCTTTCTGGGAGTTCCATCTTTGCAGCGTCCGTAAGGTGCTGGCAGCATGAGCCTGTTTAAACACTCGATCATGTAGTCGTAGCTGTTTCTGAGCTCTGCAATCTTCTTGTGAATATCTTCTTTTTCTGCTTTAGAGATAAACATGGAAACCTCCTACTTGATAAGGAACTTACGAGGGCCATCCACCTGACGCACGAACTGCTTATAGATGTCTGGCATGGCTTGCTGGAAGAGCTTTTGGTCAAACTTCATGCTGGCTTTGTCGTTCTTCCATGTCGCCAGAACATTGCCAGCAATATCCACAAGCGCCGCCTTGTTCCCCATACGCTCCTGAATCTTTGCTTTGAGCTTGTCTTCTGCCGTCTCCAGTTGCTTGCGCTCGTGGTTGATGCGGAACAGTTGCGTAGCCAGTTCTTCCAGGGTTGAGTCAGCAAGGACTGTAGTGTCCGGTACTGCTGTCGGGAACATGAGCTTTGCTTCTTCTGTGGACTCTGGAGGCAGGGGGGTGCGGGTCTGGACTGCTGCCCAGAACTTAGCCATCTGCTTTACAAGGTCGTCCTTTTGCTCGTCAGAGATTGCGAAAGGCGCAAGGAAAAACTCTTGACCACCGAATAGGACAGCCAGATAAATCTTCCGAACGCCGAACACCGCCGCCTCATGGACAAGTTGAGCCATGTCAGCAGCAGGAACAATCCCAGCTTCGCTGTCAAACTTAGAACGAACCGCAGCGTTGTAGTTCTTGCACTCCACCAAAATAGTCTCACCATTCTCGACACCCGCGAAGTCAAAATGTGAACGCAGCCAGGACTCTTTAGGGTGCGTCCTGAACTCCTCTATCTTGGTAAGCTGCACCCCGAGCTTCTGCTCTGCCAGACGGCCTAT